GATGACGGGTGACGCCCTGGTGTGTGTCCTGGTGTGGCTACTGAGCACCACGATGGCTGGTTTCTATCTGATCGGTTATGAGGTGGCGCTGTGGCATTCCTAACCCCCCTGGACTTGCGGGCCTATAAGCCTGATGAATGGGTGCTATTGCTGGCGCTGATCTACATGGCGAAGAGCGGCACGCGCTACGTCGCGCCGCGTGGGTTCATCACTGATCTCGCCAGCATTCCGCGCCTCTTGCGTGCGCTATTCGATATCAATGGCCTGAGCCGCGCGCCTGCTGTGCTGCACGACTTTCTCTACTGTATGCACTACACCACACGCGCCGAGGCAGATGCCCTGCTCCTGGAGGCATTGGAGGCGGTGGGTGTGGGATGGGCAACCCGCTGGAGCATGTACCTCGGTGTCCGGTCTGGTGGTTGGATGTACTGGAACAAACGGGGCGATGGGATCAGTCACGACGATTTCGTCCAGGACGAAGACCTCGATGAGAACGAAGGCTGATTGGCACCACCTCTACAACACCAGACGATGGAAAGAATTGCGCCTGAGCCAGCTCCGTGCCTATCCGCTGTGCGTGTACTGCCTCGCGGCGGGTCGTGATACGTCGGCCAATGTGGTCGACCACATCAAGGCGCACAAGGGCGACACCGAGCTGTTCCATGATCCGGCCAACCTACAGAGCCTCTGTCAGCCCTGCCACGATGCGGTGAAGAAGACCCTGGAGCTTTCCGGCGTGCTGCCTGGGTGCGGCCTGGATGGGCGTCCGCTGGACCCTGGGCACCACTGGCGGAGGTAGGGGGGTGGAGAAAAGTGTGGGGGTGTTCGACTGAATACCGATCCCTGCACAGGGCGTTCATAAATTCGTATTTTTTTAGGAAAACCGCTATGGCAGACCGTGGACGAAAGTCGGCGGCGTCGCTGGTGGTCGCTTCCCCCGCCTCACTATCGAACCGGCTCGCACCGCCCGCCAATTTAACCGGCGCGCAAAAGGCGTGTTGGGTATCGGTCGTCAATTCGAAACCAGCTGAGTGGTTCGGTGACGAGCACGGGCCAATGCTGGCGCAATACTGCCGGCACAAGGTCACGGCTGACCTGATCGCGCAGCAACAGGAGGCATTTGACCCCGCGTGGCTGACCGATGACGAGGGGTTGAAGCGATTCGCCATCCTGGCCGCCTGTATGGAGCGCGAAACCCGCGCGATGAACGCGCTACTTCGCTCGATGCGCCTCACGCAACAGAGCCTAATCCGCGCCGATAAGGCCGTGGGCAACCAAGGGAAAGGACGCAAACCGTGGCAGATCGAAAACGACTGACGCGCGGCGAGCGCAATATCGCTTGGATCGAGGGGCACTGCTGTATCCCTGAGGGCCGAATGGTCGGCCAGCCGGTCAAGATGACCCGGCATCAACGCCGTTGGATCAAACGGATTTACGATTCACCGACCCGCGTTTTCATTTTGAGCATGGCGCGCAAGAATGCGAAGACCGCATTCTCTGCGTTCATCGTCCTGCTCCATTTGTGCGGTCCCGAGGCGCGGCCGAACAGTCAGCTCTACAGCGCTGCACAATCGCGTGACCAAGCGGCGATCCTGTTCGAGCTGGCGGCCAAAGTCGTCAGATTGAGCCGCGAGCTTTCGTATTATGTGAACATTCGGGACACCGCCAAGGAGCTGCTGTGCGGCGAACTGGGGACGTTCTTCAAGGCGCTGTCCGCCGACGCCTCAACCAAGTTCGGGCTGAGCCCGGCGCTAGTAATCCATGACGAACTTGGGCAGGTAGTCGGCCCCAGATCGCAGCTATATGAGGCGCTTGAAACCGCGAGCGCTGCGCAAGACCAGCCGATGTCAATCATCATTAGTACGCAAGCGCCGAACAGTGCGGACCTGCTGAGCCTGCTCATTGACGACGCACTGACCGGCGCAGACCCGCGCAACAAAATAGAACTCTGCACGGCGCCGGTCGACCTGGACCCGTTCAGCCTGAAGGCGATACGCGCAGCGAACCCGCATTACGACGACTTTATGAACAAGGAAGAAGTCAGGCGTCAGGCGTCCGACGCGAAGCGTTTACCGGCCCGCGAGGCGGCCTATCGCAACCTGATTTTGAACCAGCGGGTGGCGGCGAAAGCGCCGTTCGTGAGCTGGGCAGTGTGGGAAGAAAACAGTGCTGTGCCCGAGCCGTTACGCGGGCAAAAAGTCTGGGCCGGCCTGGACCTTTCGAGCGTGTCCGACCTGACCGCGCTGGTGGTAGTGACCGAGGACGGCGATGTCCATCCGACGTTCTGGCTACCCGAGGACGGCATCAAAGAGAAAAGTCGCAACGACCGCGTGCCGTATGACGTGTGGGCGCGCGAAGGAAAGCTTCAGCTCACGCCAGGACGCGCTATCGAATACCGCTTTGTTGCCCGCTGGCTGCGCGAATTATTCGACGAATGCGACGTCCAGGTGCTGGCATTCGACCGTTACAACATGCGGTTCCTGACCTCCTGGCTGGTGGAGGCGGGGTTTACAGAAGAAGAATTGACGCGGTTCAAGGGGTTCGGCCAGGGGTGGGTTTCGATGTCGCCCGCGCTGCGCGAACTTGAAGCGCGGCTGCTCGCCAAGGGGCTGCGTCACGGCAACCATCCGGTGCTGACGATGTGCGCCGCCAACGCCATCACCGTCAACGACGAGGCGGGGAACCGCAAGTTCACGAAATCGAAAGCGACCGGACGGATCGACGGAATGGTCGCGCTCGCGATGGCGGTCGGGGCGCAAGGCGAACCGATTGAAGACGCCCCCAACCACGAACTATTTATGGTGCTCTGATGTTCAATTTCGGCAAGCGCAAGAAGCTGGAGCAGGAGGTCGACGCGCTCCGCGCGGAGGTCAAAGCGCTAACCGGTTGGGGTACAACGCCCGAGGAATTGGCCGAATTTTTCGGTGTGAAGCCGGCGTCGTCAGGCGTCGCGGTGACAGTGGAATCGAGCAAGCGAAGCGCGGCGGTTTACTCGTGCGTGCGGCTGATCGCGGGGGCCGTGGCCCTGCTGCCGCTGCCTGTATATGAGCGGACCCCAGACGGTGGGCGCAAGGCTGTCGACCATCCGGTGTGGTGGATGCTGAACGAGTCGCCCTATCCCACGCTGACCGCGTGCAGTTTTTGGGAGTGGATGCTGGCGTCTTCGCTGATGCGCGGCGATGGTATCGCCCAAATTTTGCGCGACCGAAATGGCAACGTCACCGGGTTCATGCCGCTGCCGCGCCAGTGTGTGGACATCGAATTGCGCGAAGGCCGGCTGGTGTATTTCGTCAGCGACGGCGTGTCGAATTACGGCCTGTTTGCTGACGACGTTTTGCATTTTCCCGGCTTCGGTTTTGATGGCTGTCACGGTGAATCGGTGATCCGATTCGCGGCCCGGCAAGCGGTCGGCACCGCCTTGGCGGCGGATGATTACGCGGGCGAATTCTTCGCCAATGGGGCGTCGCCATCGATTGCCCTGTCCTATCCGCAAGGCGTGGCCCCAACTGAGAATCAACAGAACCATTTGCGCGAGCAATTCACCGAGCGCTATACCGGCCAGGGCAATCGTCACAAGCCTCTGCTCCTGGTGAACGGCGGCAAGGTCGAATCAATCAGCCTGTCGGCCGAGGACGCGCAGCTACTGGAAACCCGGAAGTTCCAGGTGATCGAGATCGCGCGCGCCTTCGGTGTGCCTCCCCACATGATCGGAGAGACGAGTTCGTCCACGAGCTGGGGCAGTGGCATCGAGCAAATGAGTATTGGGTTTGTCCGCTACACGCTCGGCCCGCATCTGCGTCGCATTGAGCAGGAATTGAACCGCAAGCTGTGGCCCCGTTCGCCGCGCTATTTCGTCGAGTTCAATCGCGACGGATTGCTGGCCGGCGACAGCATTACCGAATCGGAAGTCATCGCGAAGTCGCTCGGCGGTCCTGGGGCACAAGGCTGGCGCACCGTCAACGAAGCGCGCCGCCTAAAGAACCTGCCGCCCGTGCCGGGTGGCGACGTGCTGTACATCACCACCACCACACCACAAGGGGCCAGCTAATGAAGCTGATGCAGCTCTTCCTAAGCAATCAAGCGGCCCCACGTTCGGCCCGTATTGAGCAGGCCGGCCGCGAGGCGACCGTCTACATTTACGACATTATTGGCGGCGACTGGGGTGGTGTCGGTGCGCGGGATTTTGTCCCGCAACTGGTGGCCCTGGACGTGGACGTAATTCACCTTCGCATCAACTCGCCCGGTGGCGATGTGTTCGACGGCCGCACCATCGCGACCGCGCTGGCCCAACATCCGGCCCGTGTCATCGCCCACATCGACGGCCAAGCGGCCAGCGCTGCGACCTACGTCGCCCTGGCGGCCGATGAGGTGGAGATTGCCGAGGGCGGTTTTTTTATGATTCACAACGCCTGGACAATCGGCATTGGCAACGCGGACGAGTTCGTACAAACCGCCGAGCTGCTGCGCAAAGTGGACGCCAGTATCGTTGCCGATTACCAGCGCAAGACCGGCAAGCCGGCCGATGAGCTGGCGGCCATGATGGCGGCCACGACTTGGTTCACCGCTGAGGAAGCGGTAGCCAATGGCTTTGTCGACCGGATCGCAGCGGGCCAGAAGGCCGCACGCAACCAATGGAATTTGGCGGCCTACGGCAATGCGCCCGCCGCTCTGACTGACCCCCCTGAAACTGAACCAGTGTTCGACCGCGCCGCTCTTGAGCGCCGGTTGTCGCTGCTCGAAACCATCGCGCCATAGGCCTCGCGCCATCGCGAACCCCAACCCGCCATCGGCGGGTTTTTTTATGCCTGGAGAAAATGAAATGACTATTCAAGCTATGCGCGAGCGCCGCAGTGGTCTTGCCATCGAGGCGCGCAAATTGCTGGACGAATCCAAGGACAGCAAATGGACCGCCGAGAACCAGACCAAGTATGACGGCCTGACCGGCGAAATCCTGGACATCGATTCGCGCATTGAGCGCGAGCAGAAGTTGCTCGACCTCGCGGCCGAGGAACGCATTCAGCACCGCGACCCGACTGCCAAGAATGACGACCCGCTGTCGGACATCAAAATTTTTGACGCCTGGATGCGTCGCGGTGAAAAAGGTTTGAGCGCTGAGCAGGCGTCCAAGCTGTACAACACCATGTCTACCACCACCGGTTCCGAGGGTGGTTACACCGTGCCGTCGGCGGTAGCGTCTGAGCTGATCGAATCGCTCAAGGCATACGGCGGTGTGCGTGCGGTGGCCGACCAACTGACCACTGCGCAGGGCAACCCGCTGAGCTATCCGTCGACTGACGGCACTGCTGAGGTGGGCGAGCTGCTCGCAGAGAACACGGCCGCCGCTGCGCTCGACCCATCGTTCGGGACCGTGGGTCTGAACGTGTTCAAGTACAGCTCCAAAATCATCGCGGTCCCTATTGAGCTGCTCCAGGACAGCTCGGTGGACATCGAGGCGTTCGTGCGCCGCCGCATCATTGAGCGAATCGGCCGCATCGAGAACCAGCACTTCACCACCGGCACCGGCACCGGCCAGCCGCGCGGTATCGTGACCGGCGCGTCGGCCGGCAAGGTGGGCACGACCGGCCAGACTCTGACCGTCATTTATGACGATCTGGTCGACCTGCTCGAATCGGTGAACGAGGCGTACCAGCTCGGCGGTACTTGCATGTTCATGTTCAACCAGACGGTGCGCGGCGTGCTGCGCAAACTGAAGGACACCGCTGGCCGTCCGATCTGGACTCCAGGCTATGAGGCGGGCATTACTGCCGGCGCTCCTGACCTGCTGCTCGGGAAGTCGGTTGTGATTAACAACGACATGGCAGTGCCAGCCGCGAACGCGAAGTCCATCATTTACGGGGATTTCAAGAAGTACATTGTGCGCGACGCGATGGCTGTGTCGCTGATGCGCTTCGATGATTCCGCGTATGCCTCCAAAGGGCAGGTCGGCTTCCTGGCGTTCATTCGCTCGGGTGGCAACCTGATGGACACCGCCGCTGTGAAGTACTACGCGCACTCCGCGACGTAAGCCCCACGGGGCGGGCTTCGGCTCGCCCCGTTTTTTTACTTTGTCGAGGTGGAAAAATGGCCGTAGTTAAAACCATTTGTGCCCGCGTCCTGGTGACGTTCTGGTACGAGCAAACCGAATACAAACCGAATCAAGTGGTCGAGTTGCCGACGCTGGCAATCGCCGCCCTGAAGGCTGACGGTCTTGTCGACGATGACAAGGCGGCTGTCGCCTACTGCCTGCAAACCGCCGAGGCCTGACCTATGCGCCTGGAACTAGTCACGGCTCCCACGACTGAACCCGTCACGCTGGCCGAGGTGAAGACGCGCCTCCGCATTGACAGCTCGGTGGATGACGCGGGGGTAACGCGGTTGATTGCCGCCGCTACCCGACACGCTGAGACGGTGTGTCGCCGCGCGTTCGTGACACAGACCTGGACGCTGGTGCTCGACCGGTTTCCGTGCGGGTCGATTTCCCTGCCACTGCCGCCGCTGCAATCGGTGGACGAAATCACCTATGTCGATACGGCCGGCGCGACGCAGACCCTGGCGTCCAATCAATACGTCGTCGACAAGGCCGGCATGATTGGTCTGGTTCACCGCGCCTATCAAGTGCAATGGCCGACCACACGCGACCAACCGATGTCAGTCCGCGTCAAGTTCACAGCGGGCTATGGAGCTGCCGCTTCGGTGCCGGCCGATCTGGTGTCGGCGCTGATGCTACTGATAGCGCACTGGGACCAAAACCGCGAGCCGGTAATCATTGGCAGCATAACCTCCGCCCTGCCAATGAGCGTTGATTCGCTCCTGGCCCCGTATGTGATTCCGGGGGTTGCATGAGACTGGGACCGCTCCGCCATCGCGTGACTTTTCAGTCGCGCAAGACTGGGCGCGATTCATACGGGCAACCCCTCGAAGGGTGGGATGACATCGCGACAGTGTGGGCGTCCGTCGAGCCGATCAGTGGCCGCGAGCTGCTGTCCGCGCAACAGGTCCAGGCCGAATTGACGCACCGTATACGCTGCCGGTATTTGCCTGGACTTGAGGCGGCTGATCGAATGCTTTTCGACAGCCGTGGCTTTGACTTGAAGTCGATTATCAACGCAATGGAAATTGGCGCGTCGCTTGAAATCCTGGCGACCGAGGGGCTGAGCGATGGCCGATGAGATAAATGTCCTGGGGCTGCGCGAAATCAAAGCGACCCTGGAAAAATTGCCGGCCCGGCTGGGTGAAAAAGTCTTGCGTGCAGCGTTGCGCGCGGGCGCTCAAGTCATCCGCAAGGACGCACAAGCGCGCGCGCCGGTCCTGAAGAAGCCAGCGTATGGGCGCAAGCCCGGCACCGTGAGAAGTGCCATCACCATCAAGCGCTCCAAGCGGGATAAATTCGGCGTGTACCTGACCGTCAAAGGATTGAGCGCCAAAAAGATTAAAGAGTTCAAAGGCGGCAAGGCGAAGAAGAACGCGGCCTACAATCCCGACGACCCCTGGTACTGGCACTTCCTCGAATTCGGAACGGCCAACATGCCGGCCCATCCGTTCCTGCGCCCGGCATTCGAGGCGCAGAAGTTCGCAGCGCTGCGCCGGTTTGAGGAATTCGCGAAACGTCGCATTGCGCGTGAGGCTGAAAAGCTGGCGCGTGAGCAGGGGAGTAAAGCCGCATGATTGAAATCGACTTGCGTGCGGCAATGCTCGCCGCCTCCGCCGTCACCGCGCTGGTCGGCCAACGGATCGCGGCCGGGGTTTTGCCAGAGGGCGAGGTGCGCCCATACGTGACGTATTCACTGGTCGCGGGCGAGCGCGTCCCATCGCTGACCGATTCGGGGCTGATGCGGCACGCCCGTATGCAGGTCAATTGCTGGTCGCAAAACTACGGCGAGGCCAAGCAGATCGCTCTGGCCGTGCAAACCGCCATTGAGGCCAGCGCGCTGTTCGAGGTGGTGTTCCTCAGCGATCAGGATTTATACGACCCCGAGACGAATCTGTTTTACATGGTGCTCGATTATTCGGTCTGGCAGTTGACCGCTTAGGTCACGGGCGGATAACCGATGGTTTCCTTAGAGGCATCACCATTGGGGCGAATGCGATTGTTCACCGGGTCTTTGTGCCAGCCTTGCGGTTCCTCGTCGCGCGCTGGATCGAATGCCATCATGGCCGCGACCGCCTCGGCCACGGACTTATAGCAGTAGCAACACTCAGACCCGTGGTAGTCCAGATTGAAATAGAGCCGGCCGTTGGTGAACATTTTTGCGACCGCCAACCATGTGCCGTCGTCTAGCTGGCGCGCGTATTGGTAGCCCATTTCTATTACGTCTTCCTCGGATATCCCGAGCCCGACTGAGTTCGGCCGCTTATCTTTGTTCATGGTTTCCACTCCGGGTTATCCCACACGACCACGCCGTTACCCTCTGGCTTGAGCGAGCGAGAAAAAATCGCGTCGCTCTCGTGGACGATGTAGGGCAGGACTAACAGTGGTTTGTGTTGGTGAACTGAAAGGTTGCCGACAAGAATGTATCGTTTGATTTGGCCGAGTAGCGCCACCTCGTCCACGCCGTACACGTTGCCGGCCCGATGGTGTTCGGCTTCGTTGTATTTGTGCGTGACCCACGCGGCGACCACCACCTCTGGCTTGTACCGGGCAACCGCTGCCTCGGCGTCCAGGCGTTCGACGTGCGGGCCATAGGTGATAACCGGCTGGCCCATCGTTCGATACAGGGCAATCACGGCCGGGTCTTCTTGCATATGGCTATCGGTGCAGGGAATGCCGAGCGCCTTGCCGAGTACACCGTTGCCGCTGCCGATCTCAATAGCGGATCGGGTCGGGCTCGCCTCTAGAATCAACTCGTTGATCTTATCGAGCAACTCAACCGTGGGCAGACAATACAGGCCGTGACGCAGGCAAAAGCCGGACAGGTCGGTTTGTGAGAACTGCGCGTAATAGTCCATCGGCACCACGCGCAGAACACCGTTGTCCAGGGCATCGGCGTCGAGTGTGTTTTGTGCGCCCTGGCTGACTCTCAGAATCGAAGGGTTCATAACTGGACCTGTATTGGCGGCGATGGTAGGCCGGCAATCATATAACAAAAGTTTTCGCCCAACAAAACACAGCCACGCCAAAACCCCCCAACCGTCACGGATAACCCCATTAGCGTCACGCTCGTGGGGTTTTTTATTTGGAGAAAATCATGACTACGAAATCCCGCGCTGTGTCTTCGCAGGGCACTCACTTCTATATTGAGAACGCAGGTGCCACGCTGGTGACGACTGCGATCACTGGTATTTCCAAGGCGGCGAAGGCCGTGGTCACATTCGCCTCGCATACCTATGTCGTGGGTGATGTGCTGACCTTTGCTGCTGTGGTCGGCATGACCGAAATGAACGGCCTGGACGGTATCGTCAGCGCGAAGACCGCCACCACCGTGACCCTGGAGAACATCGACTCGACCGGGTTCACCACCTATGGCTCGGCCGGTACTGCCGGTCTGGTGCAATTTATTGAGACGTGCCAACACAAGTCCTATTCGGGCTTCGATGGGCAGGCGTCGGAAATCGACACGACCACGCTGTGCTCGACCGCGAAGGAAAAAGTCCTCGGCCTGCAAGATTTTGGCGGCATGTCGACGGACATTCATTACGTTGAGGACGATCCGTTCCAGGTAGAGGCCAAAGTCGCCAAGCGTGCCGGCCTGCCGCGCTGGTTCAAACTGGTCAAGAAAAATAACTACATCAAAATTTTCGAAGGCTATGTGCGGTCGGTCAGTGATTCCGGCGCAGTCGATGGGACCAACGCCGGCACGATGGCCGTAACCATCACAGGCGACGTGTATGAGGTGGCCGGTGCTTAATCGCGAACAGATCCTGGGCGCGAAAGACCGCGCCCAACAAACCATCACCATTCCCGAATGGGGCGGTGACGTGCTCATCACCGCTCTCTCTGTGCGGGATCGCAGCGTCGTGCTTGGCGAATGGGCACGCCTGGGCAACGTGCAGAAGGAGGGCGGCGATACAGTCGGCGCAATGCTGGACATCAAGCTGCGTCTCGTCGCGCTGTCGATCACCGACGCAGACGGTGTGCCGGTGTTCAGTGCTGACGATGTGGTCGCGCTGGCGACGAAATCCTCTGAGGCTATCGGCGTCATTTCCGACGCTGCTATCACGCTGAACAAGTTCTTTGTCAGCGCGACAGAGGACGCAGCAAAAAACTGAGGGGCCGCCCCGAGCGTTACTTCCTTTTCAAACTCGCCCGCGACCTGGGCGTGTGGGATGTGGACGCTCTGGCGCGGCAAATGAGCAGTCCGCAACTGGTCGACTGGATGGCGTTCTATCAAGTCGATTACGAAATCCAAACAAACACTCTCCCCCCGCTTGAATTCGACGACCCGGCTGAGCACTCGGCCGCCATCGACGCACTCTTTTGACGAGGTATCACCATGTCGCTCGGCACGCTGACAATCGACATTGCCGCCAATCTTGCGCGGCTTGAATCCGACCTCGGCAAAGCCAACCGACTTTCGGAAAAATTCGCGGAGGATCAGAAGCGCCGTTACGCGCGCATTGGCAAACTTATCGGTGGAGCCATCGCTACCTTTGCCACTGGCGCTTTTGCCGGCTGGATTAAAGAGAGCATTGACGCGGCCGACGCAGCGGCGGAGACGGCGCAGGCTATCGGCATCAGCATCGAGGCATATCAAGGTTTGTCGTTCGCGGCATCGACTGCCGGCGTTGAGCAAGAAGGGTTGACCGGTGCGCTGACCAAGTTCAACAAGACCATTTCGCAGGCGGCGGCCGGTGGCAAGAAGCAAGCGGCGGCATTTGCTGACATCGGTGTCAGTGTCCGAGACGCGAACGGCAATTTAAAAACCGCTGATGGGTTGCTGTTGGAAGTGGCCGACAAGTTCCAGGGCTACACCGACGGGGCGAACAAGACCGCCTTGGCACAAGACCTGTTCGGCAAGTCCGGCGCGAAGCTGATCCCGCTACTCAATAGCGGCAAGCAAGGCATCACCGACCTGACGACGCAGGCGCAGCGCCTGGGGCTGGTGATGAGCGCCGAGGCCGCCGCCTCTGCCGATTCGTTCAATGACAATTTGACCGTCCTGGCCGGCGTGAGCCGGGGCATGGCGAACAATCTCGCCACTGAACTGTTGCCGGCGCTGAACGACATTGTTGGGCTGATGCTCGACCTCGCGGATAACTCGGACACCGCCGCCGACAAAACCTCGGGTCTGGGCACTGTGCTCAAGACCGTGACCGCAATTGCTCTCGCGCTCGGCACTGAGTTGCAAACCGAGGCTATCAGCCTCGCCGGGTTCGCAGCGGCGGCGGTGCAGGCGGGGAGCGGTGATTTTGCAATCGCTGCTGACACGCTGAAATCCATGAAGGCCGATATGGACGCGGCCGAGGCGAAAGGCGCGGAGCGCATCGACAAACTGTTCGACGGCACCTATGCGAAAAAAGCGCAGGAGGCGGCGGCGGTTGCGCACCAATATACAAAGACGCTAGAGCGCCAGAACGCCGAGGCCGCCGCCGCCGCAGCGGCGGCGGCAAAAGCGACGGCGAAGGCGGCGGCGGCCATCGACAAACAAGTCGCGTCGCTGCAAGAGCAGGCCGCGACGGTGGGCATGACCACCACGCAAACCACGCTTTACAAACTCGCTCAGGACGGTGCGACCAAAGCCCAATTGGAAAGCGCCGCCGCCGCCCTCGCGATTGTCGACGCCTACGACAAAAGCCAAAAGGCAATCAAGGATCACACCGAGCGCGTCACCGCGTTCAACGCCGTACAAGAGTCGACGTTTACCGACGGCCAGAAGCTTTTAGACGACTATCAAACAAAGGTCGAGACGCTGCGCAAGTCGCTGAATGCGGGCGACATAAATCAGGCGCAGTACGACCATGTAATGGACGGGCTCGATACTGGATTGTCGAAGGCGCAGGACAAATTGTCGGAAACCAAGGACGTGATGAGCGTGTTTGCTGATGAGGCCGCGCGCAATATGCAAGGCGCGTTTGCCGACTTCCTCTTTGATCCGTTCGCGGATGGTGTGGACGGCATGGCGGCCAATTTCGGCAAGGTCATACAACGGATGATTGCCGAGGCTGCCGCTGCGCAAATCATGGACAGCGTGTTCGGCGCAGTGAGCAAGGATACCGGGAGCCGTGGCGGCGGGCTGTTGGCTACCGGGTTCAAGGCCGCTGGTGATTTTTTCGGATTCGCTGGCGGCAAGGCGGTCGGCGGCCCGGTGCAGGCCGGCAATATCTATGAGGTCGGGGAAAACAACGCGCCTGAAATGTTCATGAGCAACGGGCGTCAGTACATGATTCCCGGCAACAGCGGGAGCATCAAGCCGCAGGGCATGGCCGGCGACCGTAGCACGCAAATTTTTAACATCAACACGCCTGACGCGAATTCGTTTCGCGCCTCCCAGCGGCAAATAGCCCGCCGCGCCAAACAGCAAATGAGTATCACATGAGCCGATTCCTGGACCTGTACCTGGACCGTTGCGTTCCTGGCTATCCGTGCATGTCATCGCCGCGCTGGTCGACCTCAATCACTCATTCAGATTCGGGCAGCGAGCAGGCGAACCAGCGCTGGGAACATCCGTTACACCGCTACACGCTGCCGCAAGCGATCCGTGACCACGATGTCTATGAGGCGGTACGCGATCACTGGTTAATCGTGCGCGGTCCGCTGCGCAGCTTTCCGTTTCGCGATCCGTTGGATTTTGCGTCGCGTGCGCTGGGCCGCCCGAACTTTGTGCCGACGATCACCTTCAGCGATCAGGTGTTGGGCACGGGCGACGGAATCACGGTGGCGTTTCAACTCGTGAAGACCTACACGCGAGGCGCGGAAACCTACACGCGCAACGTCGTCCATCCGGTGGTTTCGACCGTCAAGGTTTCGATCAACAACACCGATCCCACAACGTGGGTTTTCCCCCTGGTCCCACTGACCTGGACCGTCGACCGCTTAACCGGCGTCGTGACCTTTAGCGGTCCGCCCGCGCCGGGGGCCGTAGTGCGCGCCGGGTATCTGTACGACGTTGAGGTCCGCTTTGAATCCGACGAGTCCTTTGATGGCCTGTTGCAAGACTACGGCGTGTCCGGTTTTGCCGACTTGGTACTGATCGAAATCCGTCCTTGCTAAATCTTGAGGTGATCTATGGCTTTGCTTTGGTGTGATGGTTTCGACCACTACGGAACTTCGACAACGAAAATGCTGGACGGGGTTTATGCCGAGATTGGCGGGGACGTGTCCATCTCGACGACCAACCCACGCACGGGTGCGAATCACATTCGTATTGGTGGCGGCGGCTCTCAAGCACAGTCCTTTCTCCGCCGCGTCTTGGGTGGCGCGAAAACCACCGTCGGCATGGGCGCGGCGTTTTATTTATTAGCCTTGCCGACGGGGAACAACTGCCAACGCATTTTTGGTTACAACGATGCAACAAACGTTCTACAGCTAGCCCTTGTTATTCAGTCGACCGGGACTATCGAGGCGTGGCGTGGCACTCCCGGCACCGGTACGTCGCTCGGGGTGACGGCGAGTCCGGTCGTGGTTGCCAACGCGTATCAACATATCGAGGCGGTTGTGTTCTTTTCGCAAACCGTCGGGACGGTCGAAGTTCGGGTGAACGGTGTAACCGTCTTGAGCATTAGCGGGGTTGATACCTGCAACACCGCGCTAACCGAATGCAGTCAAGTTTTTATCGGGGGTGCGGCGATTGGGACGCAAACCAACCAGACCACCTATATCGACGACGTGTTTTGCTACGACAACACGAGCAGTTACAACAACACGTTCATAGGCGACCGCCGTGTCTTAACCCTGTTCCCTGATGCCAACACGGCGACCGCCGATTGGACCGCTGTTGGTGCTGCTTCCGGGTATTTGTGCATCGACGAGGCGGCCCCGAACGACGACACCGATTACATCACCGCCGCTACCGTGGGCCTCGTTTCTCAATTCGGTTTGCAGAATTTGCCGTCCGGAATTTCGGTGGTCAATGCTGTGGTCATGGTCGAGCGTGCGCGCAAGACCGAGGCCGGTACAGCGAACACAAAAGTCTCTATCGTGTCCGGGGCTTCGAACACGGCGGGGGCGGACAAACCGCTAACCGAGGTTTACACCTATCGCCAGGACGTGTTCCAAACCGACCCGGCCAGCGCAGCACCGTTTACTCCGGCCAACGTTGACGCCCTCCAATTCAAGGTCGAGCGCACCGCATGACAGTCTATGCAACCAGCTTTGGCTCCGACACCACCGGGGCAGCTCCGGCGAACTGGACACAGCGCTGGACTACGACTGGCTCAACGTGGCTGGTGCAAGCCACCGCTGGGACAACGCAAGGCAAATATCTACAGCACACACGCACCACCACGTTCAAACGGCTGCTGTCGTGGAATGATGTAGACGCCGACGCGAATCGGGACAACAGCGAAATATTTGTAAGGGCGCGGACTAGTAGCTATTCCTCGGCCGATCAGATGTGGTTGATTCTGCGCGGCTCGGGGAGCGCGGGGTCTGAAACTGGTTATGTTTTCTATAACCTCTCCAACACGCAGTTTCGTGTCTCGCGCCTGTCGGCCGGCACGCTGACCACTATCGCGACCTTCAATTTTACCTTTGTCGGCGCGGTCTTTTTGGGTATGCGGTTTCGCGTCAATGGAACGTCGATTAAGGCGCGGGTATGGAATAGCCAAATTGACGCCGAGCCGGCGACGTGGAACGTCGACACTACCGATACCAACATAACCGGCGTCGGCTGGGTCGGGATTGGTAACGCTGCCGCGACAGGGACGCAAGACTTCGACGATGTTGCCGTGGGCACTAATGGCGACACGGCTGTGTTCCCGACCTCGGCCGCTGTGAACAATACCCAAGACATGATGCTGGTTCTCGGTGCCGGTACGGGAATGCGCTCCACGCAATATGAGGCGCTCGTGTTGGGCGGGACGTTGCCGATTATTCGGGAGACGCAATTCGCCGCGCTGGTGATGTATGCGCCTAATCCGCCAATGCGTGTAACGCAATACGCTGCGTTGCCGCTGGTGGAATTCCACGCCGATACACCGATCACGCAAATGACCGCGCTGGTCCTGGCTGACCTCATTCCGTGTAACACGCAATGGGCGCAGACCTGGACAATCACGCGCACCGATGGGCAGGTGTTCGCCTTCACCTCGCTCGACCGGCCGCTGACGTTCCGGGGTGTTGTGCATAGCCCATGCAATAGCCTGAGCGCTACAGCTACCGAGCAGTCGACGACTATCGGCGCGAACGGGAATATGGAACTAATCGGGATTATTTCCGACGCCGGCATCAGTGAACAGGAGCTGTACAACGGCCTGTTTGATTTTGCGAAGTTTGAAGTCTGGATGGTCCCTTGGCTCAATCATGGGGGCGAGACACCATTCCGCCTCATGGCTGGCACCACCGGCACCATGAGCCACGGCACCGAGGGCTTCAGCTTCGAGGTGCTAACCGGCTCGGCCAATTTGCGCCAACGCGGGCTGATGGAAAACTTTACAGCGTCGTGCCGGTACGGTTTCGGATCGACGCTTGACGCGCGGTGTCCGGTCAACTTGGCAGCGATTACCGTCACCGGTTCGGCCACGTCGACGGCGGTGCCGGCCGCGAGCAATACCGCAACGCGGCGGATTCTGATCGACACCACGCGCGCTGAGGCGGCCGGCCACTTCGACCTCGGCATTGTGACGTTCACCACTGGGGCCAACGCCGGGGCATCGAGCGAAATCAAACGGTTCGAAGGCGGTGTGTTCGTGCTGTGGTCGCCGCTGCTGTTTCCGATTGAAGTCGGTGACACATACAGCGCGACCCCTGGCTGCAATAAATCCCCGTCCGATCACATGCGCTTCAACGCAGATATGGTCGATTACGGCGGGTTCCCTGACGTGCCAGGTAGTGATGCCATTAACCAGTTTCCAGACGCCAAGGGGTAACTATGCGCGAGCGAATTGTCAGCGAGGCCCGGCGCTGGATCGGCACGCCGTACCACCATCAGGCGTCTCTCTGTGGTGTCGGCGTGGATTGTGTCGGGTTGATCCGTGGCGTCGGTCATGCGACCGGCGTGCTGCCTGAGGACGCCGAGGCGTGGGCGCGGTTTGGTGGTTACAGCCGGGTGCCGAACCCTAACCGAATGGGCGAAGGGATGCGGCTGTTTCTGCGCCCGATGGACTTTGAACCACAAGCCGGTGACATCGCGTGGCTGCACTGGCGTGAGGATTTACCTATGCACCTCGCCATCCTCGCCGCTGACCCGCGCGGTGGGGCGACCCTGATTCATTCCTATAGCGAGGCGGGCGGTGTAGTGGAGCACGGCCTGACGCCACTGTGGTTGGCGCGTGTACATTCCTGGTGGCGGTATCCCGACCTTGAGGACAAAGCATGAGTAGCGTCGGGCAAGTTGTCGGCGGTGCGGCCGGTGCCGTCATCGGGTTCTTCGTCGGCGGTGGTCCGGCTGGCGCGATCTATGGCGCGCAAATCGGCATGACGGTCGGCGGGATTATCGACCCGCCAGACGGCCCGCAACTGGAAGGGCCGCGCCTGCAAGACAAACAAATCATTGTGTCCACATACGGTAACGCGATCCCGCTGATTTATGGCGCGGAGAACCGGTGTAGCGGCAACGTCATCTGGTCGACCGGTCTGATTGAAACCGCCGAGGAAGAGGAGTCAGGCGGCGGCAAGGGTGGCGGCGGTGGCGCGACGACGACGACCTACAGCTACCGCATGAGCTTTGCCCTGGCGATGGGTGCCGGCACGATGGTCGGTGTGAAGCGTATCTGGGCAAACTCGAAACTGATCTATGACTCGACCGGGCTCACGCTGCCGGCTGTCGATCCAGTGAACGGACAGGTCGTCACCAAGGCGATGGGCGCTCACGCGGTCATGGAGGAAATGCACTTCTGGCCGGGCTCGAAGGTGCAGGTGCCCGACCCGTGGATTCAGTCGTATTCCGCGAGCACGCCGGCATATAGAAACGTCGCTTACATCGTTTTCAAAGACATGCAACTGGCGGATTTTGGAAACCGGCTCCCGAACATCGAGGTGGAAATCGCCGGGAGTGCAGTCACCAACGTGGCGGCGGTGGTGCAAGACATCGCCCGGCGTGTCGGCGTGGATGACATTTCGGTCACTGGGCTGACCGATGAGCTGCGCGGTCTGGTGATCGCGCGGTCGGTCCAGGCAAGCGGGGCGCTGACCCCGCTCGCCGTCGCGTTCAATTTCGACTTGGCAGAGCAGGCCGGGCAAGTGCGTTGCGTGAAGCGGGGCGCTGGCATGAAGGGCGTTGTCCCGGTGGGCGACATGGGTGCCGTCCAGGGGGCAGACAATGCGACCGAGCCGGCACGCTTCAAAGCGGTGACGGCACTGGAGATGCCCAAAACGGTATCGCTCACGCACCTCGACCCGGAGCTGGATTATCAGCTCAACAGTCAGCGCGCCTTCAAAGACCTGGGCAACGCGGCGAATATTATCAGCGTCGATTTGCCGCTGACGCTGGGTGTCGATGACGCGCGCCGGATCGCAGACCGCACGTTATGGGAAGCCTGGACCGCGCGCCGTAGCGTGTCGTTTTCCCTGACCGATAAGTGGGTTCGCCGCGCGTCGGGTGATGTGCTGGGCGTGCTCGTGGACGGCCAGATCATCCCCTATAAAGTGGTCCGCATTTCGCGCGGTGATAACGGGGTGTCTACCTATGAGGCGCAGCGTGATGACCCCGAGGTCTATACCTCGACCGCGCTGGGCACGGACGGCAACCTGCCAAGCAACGTGGTCAAGTTCCCTGGCGTAACGCGTCTGGTACTGATGGACATGCCCATCGTCCAGGATGGTAACGATGACACGGGGTTTTACTGGGTGGTCACTGGCGAGTCGGCTGGCTGGCGCGGTGCTGATGTGCGCCGCTCGATTGATGGCGGCTCGTCCTATTCGAGCATGAGCAAAGTGGGCGTCCGCTCTGTGATCGGTGATGTCCCGGTCGCGCTGCCGGTCGGCCCGACTGACTTTTGGGATCGCGGCAACACGCTAACCGTGACGCTGGACTATGCCGGGTCGACCCTGGAGAGCGTCAGCGAAGACCTCGTTATCGCTGGCTACAATGCGGCGTGGTTGGGTCCAGCGACCGGCCAGGGGGGCGAAGTGATTCAGTTCGCAACGGCGACCCTGGTCGGCCCTGGGCAGTACACGTTGAGCAACCTGCTGCGCGGCCGCCTGGGCACCGAGGCGAACACCACGCACGGCACGAACGAAGTCTTTGTTCTGCTGAGAACGGCCACGCTGGGGCGTAGCGAATTCGGCCCGGCTGACTGGTATTACTCGCGGCTGTTCAAACCGGTCAGCGTCCTGACCAACGAAGTCGATACGGCCGCGCAGGCGTTCACCAACAACGGCGTGGGCAAAATGCCGAAGTCACCGGTTCACGTTGCGGGTGTGCGCGATGGATCGAACAATCTGGCGCTGTCCTGGGTGCGCCGGTCCCGTCTGCAAGTGCCCGGCCTGGGGCTCGGCCCCGTGCCTCTGGGCGAGCTGACCGAGGCGTATTCGATTGACATCTATAGCGGTGCCAGCGTCGTCCGAACGATCACCGCGACCACGCCCGCCGCTAGCTACACCGCCGCCGAGCAAACCGCTGACGGGCTAACCCCTGGCAACCCGGTCACCCTTCGCATTTATCAACTGAGCGACGTTCGCGGCCGGGGCTTCCCCGCCGTCGCGACCGTGTGAGGAACTTATGAGCACATCTGCCGACCTCGGTATCAGCTACATTGCCGGCCAGCAAGCGCAACCGGAAATCACACACAACACCGCGCTCAACCAGATTCAGATTTTGCAGACCGGTGTTATCAGCGTCGCGCTCAATACTCCGCCCGGCTCCCCCGCGCAGGGTGACACATACATTCTCGGCGCCAGTCCGACCGGCGCGTGGGCAGGCCGGGCGAACTGCCTCGCTGGTTATTTCGGGACGGCCTGGGTGTTCGTGCCGGGCAATGATTCGAGCGGGACGCCGATCACGATGGGCGCGCGGCATGAGGGGCTTCGTGTCTGGAGCAAGACCGACAATGCGTTTTATGTCTGGAGTGGTTCCGCCTGGGCGGCACTTTATCCGGCCGTTGTCGATAACGCGGGCACGTCGATAACGCTGGCGCTAACCGATGCGGGGAAATACTTGCGGACGACTTCAGGATCGGCGGTGGCTATCACCGTCCCGCCTCAAAGTAGCGTGGCATGGACGGCTGATACCGAACTGCGTATTCAGCAAGGCGGTGCCGGGGCGGTCACGATCAGCGCTGGGGGCGGCGTAACGGTCAACCGCTTGAGCACGGCAACGAACGTGATTGTCGCTCAGTACGGTGTCGTTACGCTCAAGCGAACCGCGTCGGACATTTGGACTCTTTACGGGCAGCTCGGCTAATTGCGAGGGATGGACCTCACGGGCATGACTATGAGCAGTGCTAATACCGTCGGTTACAACACATGGGTTCCAGTAGTGGCACTCAATAAACAATAAACCCGGCACAAGACCGGGTTTATTTTTAGGCGGCTTTGGTTTTCGGTGGCGCGTCGTATTCACGAATTTTCCAGGACCGGACCACATCAGCGCCATACTCTGCGTTCCATTGATTGAACTTGCCGTCGCGATTGCCACGCACGGTTAGCTCTTCGCCGGTATGCGGGTTTGCGAAAACCCGTATTTTCATAATAGGAGCCGCCTGCTTGCCGGCTGGCTTCGATGCTGGCTTTGATGCTGCCGGCTTGGCGGGAGTGGCTGCCGGTTTCTTGACCTGCTTCTTTTGCGGCTCGATGTCCAGGGCCAGCAATTCATAGAGCGCCGCACGCGAAGTCTTATGCTCAATACAAAATGCCTCAAGCGCAGCATCAAGCTCTAGCAACTTCCTAAGTTCCGGGTTCTGTTTCATTTCTTCGAAGGCGGTGAATTGAATTGCCAGCGCGCGCTCAGCGGCCTTGAAGTCAGCGATTGTTGCCATAGTGGTGCCGTCCCTGTTGGGTTTGGTTTAGTTGGATTGTTTGGATTTGTCAGCCAATTTTGGGTGAGTCGAAGAGGCAACAGTGATCGCGCCGATAATTCGGAGCACCGCCGCCGCGACACTCACGTCGCTCGCTGAATGGATTACGTCATCAATCTGTTGCAATAGGTCCTTCACCTCGTCGCGCTGCTCCATTGTTAGCCATGCGAAGTGGCTAATTATTTTATCCAGGGCTAGGTTCTGCGCCTCTGTACTCATCATTGTGTCCCGCCATAGCTGACCATCTGTTCAGCGCTGACAAGTGCCAGCGCGACAAACACAAGATGCCGGTCATTGCCAGCATCATTTATCATTTTGCGGATTGAATCCGCATGTCTCTCAACGAATGCGCGCCTGGGTTGCTCTAGCAATTCGATGTCGCCTAACAAGCGCTGGAGCTTGAATTCGTTTCGCGTCATCATTCCTCCCCGCTCGTAATGTCAATCAAGTTTCTCGCACACACTAAAGTGAGTGCCATCGATGCGACGGCCTTATCGCCCGCCGCATCAACCGACGCTTGCAACCGATCGACCAGCCGCATGACTTTGATTCGCTCGTCCTCGGCCAACAATTCGATGTGCTGCCGGATCACATAGAGGTATGCGTGGTCCCTGTTCATCTAGGCCGCTCCCACTGTGCATTCAACTTCTTTAATGGTGGCGCTGATGGTCTTCAAAACTGTCAGGCCAAAGCTGCGCGCCTTCTTGGCCGCGTTGATTTCCGCCTCTAGAGAACTGTTGCAGGTGTCCAGGTGAAAGAACGGTATTTCCGAACCATCGCGGCGGCGAACCTGGAGCATTATCTCCTGGCGACGCTTCACAAAAGTGCGGGGGCCGGACGGTCTATGTGGGGGTTCGATGGCGGGGGCAGGAACACCAAGAGTAGCGCGCAGCTCTTTCTCAAGTGCGGCTTGCCGCTTGGCTGTTTCGCTGGCCTGTTCAATACCGGGCGGCGGCGGTGTGACTGAGGGTCTTGATTGGAACTCGAAAGACGCAAGCAATAATTCCGGCCGCTCTTGCGGGGCCGGCTTATCTATCCCAAGTGCTTCGCGCATTTGTTCCTCAAGTGTCCTGAGGTCTTCGGTCTGGCGCGATATCGCTGGGGTGTTGAATTCTATTTGATCGGGGCTGAGTGACTGCAACTCTCGAAGTTGTCTCTTCTTCGCTTTGCGCTGTGCTCGCAGCTCTTGAAGTGTGGGCGGTGCAGGTGGTGGCTCAGCGGTGGACAGAAAATCATGGAGCAGGTGTTCACGGTGGGCGAACTGGGCAAACCCTAAACTTGAATTTAAAGCCATGCTGTTACTCCTACGGTCCTTGTTTCCCTGGATCGTGTGCGGTGGTGTGCCGACGCGAATTTGTTGTCGTATGTGTACCGTCCATCGGCGGAGGCGTCAATACCGTAGGTTATTTTTTTCGCGTCCAGGCCGATGCGTCTGGTACGTCGGTCGGTAGGGTACGGGGCCGGTCGCGATGGTGCAACGATGGTACAAATTTGGTACATCGGGTGTACCAAATCATGCTTTATCAAGCTGCATGGTGATGAATGCTTACACAATGAATTCAATACCTTGACGTGAAAAAGTGAAGTAAATCAACGAGCAAAATTGGATTCGAAATCCGTTGAAGTGGCGACATTTCCTAGGGTTCGAATCCCTATCTCTCCGCCAAAATCAAAGGCTTAGCGGCTTACCCCCGCTGGGCCTTTTTGCTTTTGGTACAAATTTGGTACATCGGTTTAAAACCGGGCTATCCTCCTGTTTCCAACCATCTGGAAACGGGCACCTTCAAATGGCTACCTATCAAAAACGCGGCACCGCTTGGCGGGCACTGATCCGGCGCAAAGGCTACCCAACCCTCACCGCTACCTTCGACACGAAGGCCGAGGCGCAACGCTGGGCGACGGAGCTAGAAGGCGATATGTCCCGCTCACGTTTTGTCGATGGCCGGGAGGCTGATCGCACTACGTTGACCAAAGCGCTCAATAGATACTTGACCGAAATCAGCGAACACAAAAAGGGCAAGAAGCAAGAGGCGACTAGAATCGCGCGCTGGTTACTTCATCCCCTCGCTGAGAAAAACCTCTCCGCTATTACATCGTCTGACCTTGCCGAGTATCGGGACGCCAGGAGTAAGGAGAAAGTATCCTCCGCAACTATTCGCCTGGAACTTGCAATCATCAGCCACCTCTACACCATCGCGGCGAAAGAGTGGCATATGGCCGGGCTGGTCAATCCCTGCACTAATATTAGATTGCCGAAGGGTAGCCAAGAGCGGGACCGCCGCCCGACTACCAACGAACTCAAAAAGATATATGAGGCGGCCGGGGCGATTAATAGAGAGCTGCCGATCATTATCGAACTTGCGGCCGACACGGCAATGCGCCGCACTGAGCTGGTCATGCTGACGCGTGAACAG